GTACATGGACATGAGCAATGTGTTTTATGTCATGCCGTTATTGAGGACTGTTGCCAAGGTGCTCAATTAAAATGAGTGACAATGTAATCAAATTCCCATATAAAATGAGGAGAACAGTTAAACCCGTACCTATGGTATGTGAGTTGGCTGCAGATCAATTTGAACAAATCGTGGTTCTTGGAACGAGTAAAGATGACGGAATGGTTCAAATGATTACAACAATTAAAGATCCAGCCGAGGTGCTTTGGCATCTCGAGTCTGCAAAATTTAGTATCATGCAAGGGTTAGAAGAAGAGGAGGAGATAGATGGATAAGAACAATGGAAAAAAAGACATACACTCTATCAGTAGAGATAACGTCATCCCTTTTCCCAAATCATCCTCATCTAGCCGTAGCCGTGGCAAAAAAGATGTGGAGCCTCGGACACGACTCACAATCAATTTCGAACCAGATTGGGACACCGGTGAAGACGATACTCCAGATAGCACGGCTTGAAGAGTGGAAGAGAGATAAACGAAACTGCCTTGAAGGTTGTGGTGGCTATTGGGGACCTTTCCTAACAACAGAAGAATCTTTGGAATTACCAGAATCAGATTTTTCTAACACAGATCATCCCGAAGCCGTGAAGCCAGAAGAACGATACAGAGGTAAATATGTAGAGCATTATTCAGCTAGTTCAACACTAGCTTGGATTGATGATTTATAAAATGAGGGGAACTAAATGCCATTTAATTATAAGACGAAGCCTTATGAGCATCAGAAAGAAGCTTTACTAAGAAGTTTTGCTAGAGATAACTATGCTTACTTTATGGAGATGGGTTGTGGTAAATCTAAGGTATTAATAGATAACATAACATGGTTATATGAAAATAAAAAAATAGATACGGCTATTATAATAGCACCGAAAGGTGTGTATATGAATTGGAAGAATGCAGAAATTCCAATCCACCTACCCGACAATATTGAAAAGAATGTATATATATGGAAAGCTAGTGCCAACAAAACAGAAAAGAAAGTTTTAGAAGAAGGTGTAAAAACCAGGGATAAGTTAAGAATATTATTAGTCAATGTAGAATCTTTTGCTACGGCAAAAGTAATTAAGTATTTAGAAGCATTTACACATAGAAGTAACTTTATGTTGGCAGTAGATGAATCAACAACAATCAAAAACATAAAAGCAAAAAGAACAAAGTCTGTGTTAAAGCTAGGGGATTTGGCTAAGTATAAAAGAATTTTAACCGGCTCTCCAATAACTCAATCGCCCATGGACTTGTATGCTCAATGTGCTTTCCTTGATAAAGACTTGTTAGGCTTTGATAGTTATTGGTCTTTCCAAGGACGTTATGCAGTCGTAAGACAAACTAGAATGGGTAATCATAGTTTTCAACAAGTCGTTGGTTTTAAAAATTTAGAAGAACTGACGGATAAACTACATAGATTTGCATACAGAGTAACTAAAAAAGAAGCTTTGGATTTACCTGATAAGATATATACAACAAGAGAAGTTGTTTTAACCTCTGATCAAATCAAACATTATAATAGTATGAAAGATGTTGCCGTGGCTTTTCTTGAAGGTGGCGACATGGTTACTGCACCGGAGGTCATGACACGATTACTTAGGCTTCAACAATTACTGTGTGGTTATCTTGTTACAGATGATGGAGAAACTGTTGAGATAGCTAATCATAGAATAGATGCTATGCTTGACACGATAGCAGAGATGGATGGCAAGGTAATCATTTGGTCTAGATTTAGACATGACATAAAGAAGATAAGAAAGTCATTGGACAAAGCCTATGGATCGGGCACCGTGGTCACTTATTTTGGAGACACATCACAAGAAGATAGGGACAAGGCTATTGATAGATTTCAAAATGATAAAGAGACAAGATTCTTTGTAGGTAATGCACAAACTGCGGGTAGGGGTTTGACACTTACGGCAGCCACGAATGTTATTTACTATTCGAATGACTTTAATCTTGAGACAAGAATACAATCAGAGGACAGATGCCATAGAATAGGACAGAAGAATAATGTTCTGTATGTTGACTTGGTTGTTCCCGATAGTATTGATGTTCACATAGTTAAAGTTTTACAATCCAAAATCACATTAGCAGGAAGGACACTAGGAGAAGAAGCACGAGAATGGCTAAAAGTATCACCGAAAAGGAGTGACTGATGCGAAGATCTGAGAAATTAATAGGTACGGCAGGAGAACTTTTCACGGCTTTTGAACTAACAATGTTAGGTATTGAGTGTGATCTTATAAAACAAGATGGGACAGATGTTGTTGCAGTTAAAGGTGATGGTGTTTTTATGGCTCAAAGAATAGAGGTAAAGACCGCCACTTTTATTGATAAGAAAAAATGTTATTGCTTTTCAACATCAAAAGGTAAACCAAAAAGACCTTATACTAAATATGACTGTGATATAATAGCTTTAGTATCATTGAATCAAAGAAATATACAGTTTATGAGTGTGGAATCTATACCTGGTGTGACTAAAAAAGTTCATGTGGATACATTTGAGTATGATAAAGACTTGATAAAGAGGTCTTGGGATTATGCTTTAGAAAAAAGTATGATTGAATGTAAGAAAATCTTTGACAATATGGAAAAAAATAGGCATAACTAAGAAAAGGGAGAACAAAATGGATCCAGATAGATGGAAATCAGTAGCAGTACCAATCAAGACTTGGGACATGCTAAAAGAATTGTCGGAAGACAATGATAGATCAATAGGTGGTCAAATATCTTTTCTCACAAAGCAAGAATATATGTGGAAAAAGAGTCAGACGAATTCTATTGACAAACAAAAAGCTAGGGTATAAAACCTTAGAACCAATACCGAAGGGTATAAACTTTAACGTAGAAGGAGAGAACGATGAGTGATGTATTTTCACTATTTGAAGAAGAGGCAGCTAATCCTCAAGCATTTAATAAAGTTAGCGAAGGAGAGACTTCTAAACTCTCTACACTTATAAGGCAATCCATTGATCTCGATAAAGAGATTAAGGATGCCGAACAACACCTTAAAGATTTACAACAAAGAAAGAGAACTGTTGATGAAGAAGATATTCCTTCATTGATGGAAACTCTCGGTGTTGAAAGTCTTACAGTTGATGGCAACAAAGTTTCTATTGATAAATATGTGTCGGCAAGAATACCTGACGATAAGAAGGAAGAAGCATATAGCTTTATTCGTTCTATTGGCGAGGGCGATATTATCAAGAACGAAGTTGTTGTCGGCTTTGGTATGGGTCAAGACAATGTAGCGGGAGCCGTGGTTGATGATTTACGCAATCAAGGTTTAGCACCTGCTCAAAAGACTCACATACATCCAATGACATTAAGGACTTGGGCGAAGAACCGAATAGAGAATAATCAAGAACTTGATTTTGATACTTTCGGAATATATGTAGGCAATCGTGCAAAAATAAAGGGAGCAAAATAATGGCTAATGCAGTTGCAGAAAAACAAGCTACGGAAGTAGCACCATCCAACCTATCCTCTTTGTTAGAGGAAGAGGCGGGAGCAGGACTTGAGAACTTTACTACGGAAGATATGCAAATACCTTTTATAAGGATATTACAAGCATTATCTCCACAGTTAAATAAACAAGATTCCATGTACATCAAAGGTGCTGAACAAGGAGATATATTTAATACAGTATCTCAATCAGTATATAGGGCAGACGAAGGTGTGCTTGTTGTACCGTGTTTCTTTGAGAAGAAGTTCTTGGAGTTCGCATTAAGATCAAGTGGTGGTGGTTTCATAAGAGAACTATCAGCAGACGATAAGGACATTACTCTTACAACTCGTGAAGGTGCAGCAGAAATACTGCCCTCGGGTAATGAACTAGTTAGAACTCATCAGCATGTAGTTATGGCTATGGATTATGAGACTAAGACCGGTTCTCCTGCTATTCTTGACATGAAAAAGACACAGTTAAAAGTGTCTCGTAGATGGAATACTATTAAGAACGGCATAAGATTACCTTCGGGTAAACCAATGCCATTGTACGGAACTGCATGGAGTATTCAAACTATTGCAGAAAGTAACGATCAAGGTAGTTGGTATAACTACAAGATTGAAAGAGTTACTGAGACTACAAAAGAACTAGAAGCTATGATGTTAGAAGCTAGAACTATGTACCAAAGTTTCAGAAAAGGGGAGATTCAAACGGCTTCCGCACCTGCTGAAGAAATGCGTAGTGCACAGAAGGATGAAGAAATACCGTTTTAATTAATCAGAGCCGTGGCTAGTCCTCCAAGTCACGGTTCTTTTTTTGTGGAGTGAAGAGTGAATTTAGCAGAAGAATTATTAGAAGCTTTTACCGGCTTCAGTACGGCTCATGGACAGACAGAAGTGTCACAAGAACGTACCGCAGGTAAACAAAAAGCAAAATCATTTATAGTAAGAAACCCTCTTACATTACAATTAATAGAAGGTCATATCAACGGCAGAAAAGGTGTCGGTGCTATTCCTATTAATGAAGAAAACAAATGTAGGTTTGGTGCTTTGGATATAGATGAGTACCCATTAGAACATAATAAATTAATAGACAAATTAGAGGAACTCAAAGTTCCGTGTATCGTGTGCCGTAGTAAATCTGGTGGTGCACATATATTCTTTTTCTTTAAGGAGTGGATGAATGCAGGAGATTTCAGAGACAAGGCTGCAGAAATTTCTTCTGCACTTGGTCATGGCAGGTGCGAAATATTCCCAAAACAAGAACAGATTCTTGTCGAAAGGGGTGATGTTGGCAACTTTATCAATCTACCATATTTTGATTCAGAGCAAACTCTCCGATATGCGATCATCCGAAGAGAGGGAACTTATGTCGAGGCATCATTGTCGGAATTCATTGAAGAGATACAAAAGGTCAAAACCTTACCGAAGGACTTTTTAAGCTTACCCATAGGTGGACCTGTAGATCTTTTACCAAATTATATACCTTGTCTTAGAACTAAGTTAGCTATTGGTGTGTTTGAGGGAGAAAGAAACAGAACGGCTTTTCAACTAGGTGTATTCCTACAAAGGCTTGAGCCTGGTAATTGGAAAGTAAAATTTGAGGAGCATAATGTAAGAGACTTCCATCCACCTTTATCTGCATCAGAAGTTGTGGCAATACAAAACACATTAGAGAAAAAAGAATATCAGTATCTATGTAAAGAAGAACCTATGGCTTCTCATTGTAATCAAAGTGTGTGTAGGTCTATGAAGTTAGGTATTGGTGCTACATCAATGCCTACCATTAGTGGACTTTCTGTTATTTTATCGGAGCCAAGACTATGGTTCGTGGATATAGGTGGTCAACGATTAGAGATAACAACAGAAGAATTACAAGCACCAAGACTATTTCAAAGAGCATGTATGGAGCAATTAAAAGTTATGCCTCCTAAGTTAAAAGATTCTGATTGGGAAATAACAGTAAACAGTCTTATGGAAAAATGTAATGAGATACAAGTCCCCGAAGAGTTAACTTATAAAGGACAGTTTATATCTATACTTGAATCTTATTGTACCGGCAGAGTTCAAGCACAAACTTTTGAAGAAGTTATGTTAGGTAAACCTTACACAGAAGTAGAAGAGGCTAAGACTTATTTTAGATTAGATTCTTTGATGGAGTTTATGAGACAGAAAAAGTTTGATAGCTACACAAGAGCACAAGTACAAGAAAGATTGAAAGAGATAAACAACGAGGAAAGTTCTACTGTTAAAAAATTTAAAACGTCTTCGGGTAAATGGAAATCAGTTAGAGTTTGGTGGATTCCAGAGATAGTATCTGAAGTTGAAATAAATGAGATACCTATTGAAAAAGAGGAGGTGCCGTTTTGACCGGATTACTTATAGCTTTTTGTATCGTGTTAGTGGATAAGCCACCGCATTTAGGTGGTAAAACGATATGTAACTTTTACAATCCACAAGTACCATTCAAAAGCAGAGAAGAATGTAGAGCAGATAAGAACATGATTGAGAATTATCTGAAAGAAGAGCTATGGAGAATGTATCCGTTGGCAGTGAAGATTGATGCAAAGGGAATGTGTATTGACCCAAAGTAAAGAAACAACAATATTTGGACCACCAGGTACCGGAAAAACAACCACTTTAATTAACTTAGTTAAAGAAAAGATAAAGGGAGGTATGGATCCAACTAGGATAGCTTTTATGTCGTTTAGTCGTAAGGCAGCAACGGAAGCAAAAGATCGTGCTATCTCTGAACTAAATTTAAGTAGCGATCAAATGATTTATTTTAGGACTTTACATTCGTTGGCTTTTACATGGTTGGGGTTAGATGTAAAAAGAGTTTTTAAAGGTGCTGACTACAATGAATTAGGAAGATTAGTTGGACTAGAGTTCAGAAGTAATACAACGATAGGTTTAGAAGATGGGCCGTTGTTTCAAATTGGAGCAGGTGGCGATAAATATATGTCTGTTCTTCAAATGGCTCGTGTTAGAGAAGTAACTTTAGAAAAGCAATTCAATGATACTTGGGATCACACATTACATTGGCAACAGTTAAAAGTGTTAGACAAAGCCTACACGGACTACAAGGAAGCTAAAAACAAATTAGATTTTGTGGATATGATAGAGAATTTTATTCTTGAAGGATCAAGTCCAAATTTTGATTTATTGATTATTGATGAGGCACAAGACTTAGCACCTCTACAGTGGAGAATGGTAAAGGAAGTTTTGGTACCAAACTCTAAAGAGATATATTATGCAGGAGATGATGATCAAGCTATATATACTTGGATGGGTGTAAAACTAGAAGACTTTTTGAAAGCTTCGGATAATAAAACTATTTTAAATAAATCGTACCGTGTACCGAGTGCCGTGCATGAATTCTCACAGAATTTAATAAAAAAAGTATCTACCAGACAATTAAAAGAATGGCAACCCACTAAAAAAGATGGCACCATTACATGGCATCGAGATATACTTGATGTAGATCTAACTAGTGGCGAATGGTTGATACTTGCGAGAACAAATTACATTACAAATAAAGTATGTACTCGACTTAAAGAAGAAGGCTATCTCTATTGGAGAGAAGGCACCGGTTGGTCTATTTCCCCAAATGTACTTAATGGAATAGAGGTATGGCTTAAACTATGCAAAAACCAAAACTTGTCTATAGCAGAACTGAAGAATTTTGTGAAATTATTGAACCCGGATATTATTACGAAGTCTGGGAGAAAAAAGTTCTCCCACTTAGATCCCGAACAAACTTATTCTCTCGAAGATATTATAGAGAGTTGCAGTTTGAGCGTTACTCACGAGACTCCGTGGCAAAAAGTCTTGAAAGTTTCGGAGCAGGAGACTGCATATATAATGTCTGTGAGGAGGAGGGGAGAGAGGATTCTGACGGGGACTCCGAGGATTCGGATCTCGACAATACACAAAGCAAAAGGTGGCGAGGCGGATAACGTAGCCTTACTACTTGACTCAACCAAGGCTTGCGTAGAAAGCTTAGATCAAGATTCTGAGATAAGAACTTTCTATGTGGGAGCAACTCGTGCTAAACAATCATTACATTTAATAGAATCAACGACTAAGTTTGGATTTAACATATGACAAAGATATGGTTCTTACAAAAAAATAAAGAAGGTCATGTGTTCTGGGATAGCTATGAACATGATGAATGCACATTATTAGATACAACAACGGAGAATCCTTTTGACAAACAAAGACAGAGAATATTTCTTAAAAGAAGCAGAGAAACTAATTAATGGTCAACGAGCCAAGGAGTATGGACCTGCTAAAAAGAATCATCAACGTATAGCTGACATATGGACTATCTTGCTAGACAAGAAACTTAATGACCGTATTACACCGGAAGAAGTTGTTGCTTGTATGATAGGTGTCAAGGTAGCTAGACTTGCTGAAGACATTTCCAAAGACGATTCATGGACAGACGTTATAGGTTATGCAGCATTAGGTGGAGAAATTATAAATGACAAATCGTGATCAATATCATTTTTTAGATCAAGATATAAAAGATATGTCTTGGGGTAATATAGATTCTGATTGGACTCCTCCTCAAAGTTTACCAGATCTTTCTCAACATGAGACAGTTGCTATTGACTTAGAAACAAAAGATTCGAATCTTCTGACTCTTGGACCTGGGTGGACAAGAAAAGATGGCTATGTAATTGGAGTTGCAGTCGCAGCAGGAGACAGTTCGTGGTATTTTCCTATTGCACATAAGTCTGGGAATATGTCTAAAAATATAGTTTATAAATGGTTACAAAAATTATGTAACGAAGAAAAGATAACTAAAGTATTTCACAATGCTCTTTATGATTTAGGTTGGCTTCGAGCCGAGGGTATAGAAGTTAAAGGCAAGATTGTAGACACAATGATCGCAGCACCTTTATTAGATGAGAATAGGAAATGGTACAATCTTAACTCACTTGCTCGTGACTACTTGGGAGAATTTAAAGATGAAAAATTATTAAAGTCTGCAGCGGAAGAGTTTGGAGTAGATCCTAAGTCTGGTATGTGGCAATTACCACCTAGATATGTGGGTAAGTATGCCGAACAAGATGCATCAATAACTTTAAAGCTTTGGGATAATCTTAGAAAGAAAATAACTCAAGAAGAATGCTCAAGTATCTTTGAATTAGAAACTGATTTACTTCCGGTTTTGTTCGAAATGAAAACTAAAGGTGTTCGTGTAGATGTAGAGAAAGCACATCAAACTAAAAAAGATTTAACTAAGATAGAAAAATCACTTGTACAAGAGATAGTCAAGGAAACAAGTGTCACGATTGAACCGTGGGTCGCCACATCTGTAGCAAAGGTCTTTGATGCTGTGGGACTTTCTTATTCTCGCACAGAAAAGTCCGGGTCGCCCATGTTTACAAAACAGTTTCTTGCTAATCAAACTCATCCTATTGCACAGAAAATTATAAAGATTAGAGAAATAAATAAAGCTAATACGACATTTGTTGATACTATTCTTGAGCATTCTCATAATGGTAGAATACATTGTGATTTTCACTCCCTAAGATCTGATGGTGGTGGAACTGTTACTGGACGTTTTAGCTCAAGTAACCCCAATTTGCAACAGATTCCTGCACGAGATCCTGAGATCAAAAAATTAATTCGTGGTTTGTTTATCCCGGAGGAGGGCCACAAATGGGGTTCCTTTGATTATGCATCACAAGAACCAAGATGGTTAGTTCATTATTGTGCCACCTTGACAGGTGTAGATAAACACCCACAGATTGATGACGTTGTTAAAATGTATCACGATGGTAATGCTGATTTCCATCAAATGGTAGCAGATATGGCAAACATTCCTAGAAAACAAGCCAAGACAGTCAATCTTGGTATAATGTATGGAATGGGTAAAGGTAAACTTGCTAATGTCATGGACATAGATGTAGAAGAAGCATCTAAACTTTTAGAAACGTATAATCAAAAAGTTCCTTTTTTAAGATCTTTATCTGACAAAGCCATGGATCGTGCAGCGAATACCGGTGTTATAAGAACATGGTTAGGTCGTAAATGTAGATTTGATATGTACGAGCCGTGTTCATATGGATTTAACAGAGCCTTACCTATGAAAGAAGCTATTAAAGAATATGGCGAGAAAGGCAGAATACGAAGAGCCTACACTTACAAAGCATTGAATAGACTTATCCAGGGTTCTAGTGCTGATCAAACTAAGAAAGCTATGGTAGAGTG